CTCGATGTGCGCGCGCCTGTCACGCTGGACCACGAAGAGCATGGGCGCATCGAGCTTCCCAGCGGGTTCTTCCGCGTGATTCAGCAACACGAGTACCGTCCAGAAGGCATCCGCAACGTCGCGGACTGAGAGTATAATCGGTAACTATGAGCAAAGCCGCAGTCGACTACGCCAAGGCCCACGAGAAGCCCCAGGACAAGCCACAGCCCAAGAAGTGGTCAGCCCAGGAGCGGCTGTGCCTCAAGAAGATCCGCCGCGAGGCCAAGGCGGCGGGCGCCACGCTCGAAAGCAATGGGGAAGGTGGACTCAATCCCAGCCTGGTTTTGGGAATCATGCGCAGAGATCATTTCCGATGTACCAATGAACACTGCCCAAACCCCAAGAAGGATTTGACAGTGGACCACATCAGTGGGCACCCAAAGGAGATCGCGGCAGATCCAGAGGCCAGAAAGAGGAAGGACCTTAAGCGAGGGATCAAGCTCGGGCACGTGAACAAGCTTGCCGCGCTCAGGACGAGCTGTGCTCGTTGCCATGACGCGGTTCATAATCGGGAGCGCCAGATCGACTCTGGGAAGAAGCCTACGCCGATGCCTGGAGCGGAAGAGTAAAATCGCGCCATGGCAAACACCGCGTTCCTCACCCACATGAACCGCAAGCAGCGTCGTGCCTTCTGGTCTGAGCGTCGGCGCGGGGCGGGAGAAAGCGCGGCCCTCACTGTGGCGCATGGGCGGTCATGAAGATTCCAGGTCTAATTGGCCCCGATGACATGCGCGACGCCCCTAAATACCTAGGTGGCAACGACGCCCTTCTTATGGCGGCCGACCATGCTCTCGCGTTCGCGCGGGACGCGAAGGCTGCGAGAGACCGCGCTACCGATCGCGACACCGGCATAGCCATGCAGTCGGCTATGCTCATGTGCGCTGTCATTGCCGCGAACCTGCGAACCATGGCAAGAGCGATTCATTCGTGAATGCGATGGCGAGCTTCTGCGGTGCCCCCGGTGGATTCGACGACGACAGTGGGCCCGAGCCACGGCCAGGTGATACCGGCGGCCCAGTCCTAGCTGGCGGACCGGTCGTGTTCCTGTGCTGCGACCCGTGCGCCTCGAACCTGTGCGTCCGTCCCGACTGTGACCACGGCGAGCTCGACGAGAAGACTTTCGCCAACGCTGCCGATGCGCTGGACCTGCTGCACGAGGGCTGCCTGTGCTTCGTGATGCCCAAGAGCGAAGCGGACAATGCCCCGAAGGGGAAATGACCATGCCAAGCAAAGCCGGACAGAACATCTACCGCACCCGCGACGGTCACGTGCTCTGCAATAGCCACCGGACCACGGGCGCGCCGAACTACTTCTACCCAGGGTGCGAGATGTGCGAGGCGGCGAAGGCCAAGGGCGTCGTGCGGCCGAACATCAACAGTGTGCCCAAGAAGCTGCGAGGGCGGCGTCGGCACCTGGAAAAGCAGATCGATTGGAGCAAGGTCAAGCCGGAGAACAAGAGCGCGCTTGCGTGCGCCATTCAGGCTGGGAAACAGGGCGCCTGGTAGCTGGACCTCTGACTGGCAGTGGGTTAGGCTATGCCCATGCTTAGGACTTCAGAACCGATAGAAGCGTCTCCTGCGTTGAACGTGACTCCTTCCCCGCCGGATTGGAGTCCTAAGCAAGCGCCACCTGGTGTTGAAGGCGTCACGTTGAGCGCATTGGAGCGGCGATTCTTCGCAAAGACGAAGCGGGCAGATGCACCGAGGCCGGGAATGGCGACGCCGTGTCTCGAATGGACGGCGGGGCTCATAGGCAATGGCTACGGGAGGTTCCGGCTCGCGAGCGAGATGGTTAGATCTCACCGCATGGCTTGGAGGATTGCGCACGGCCCAATCCCCGACGGGATGTGCGTCCTGCACAAGTGCGACAACCCGCCTTGTGTGAACGTCGAACATTTGTTTCTGGGGACGATACTGGACAACAACGCCGACATGGTCTCGAAGGGCAGGCAGGCACGCGGGGACGCGAATGGTGCGAGGCTTCATCCTGAGCGCATGCCACGTGGCGACGCGAATGGCGCGCGGTTGCACCCGGAGCTGCTTGCCCGCGGTGACGAAAATGGATCTCGTCTTCACCCAGAACGTCTAGCGCGCGGCGACGCGAGCGGAGCTCGTCTTCATCCAGAGTTACGGCCGCGTGGAGAATCGCACGGCTGCGCTAAGCTCAACGAGGGCAGCATTCGTGGTGTTTTTCAGCGTCGCGCCCAAGGCTGGAGCCATCGACGGATCGCCGACGAATTGCGCGTGAACCGGTCATTGATAGGCCTCATTCTCGCCCGCAAGATTTGGTCGAACGTGCGATTGGATGTTCCAGGTGGCCGCTGACCTATATCAGCAGGTGCTTTCGGCTCACCGTCGCACTTTGGACCGAGTCATCGATCGTGGGTCCATTGAACGGCTGCGCTCGACGTACAAGCGGGCCACCGCTGAGGTGATCGCCAAGTTGGAACGCCTCGGAGCTGGCTCGCAGGCATTCACGGCTCATCATCTGCGAATGGTCCTAGCGCAACTGCGTGCAGGACAAATTTACATAGATTCCGAGCTTCTTGGAGAACTTTCCACGGCCAGCCGAGATGCGCAGATTGAAAGCCTCAACACGCTCATCCGCTCTTACTCCAAGCTGGAGACCAAGTTCTCTGGCCACGCGCCGGTGCTTCCAATTGAAGAGGTTTCGCGATTTAACGGCGTGATCGACAAGAGCCGTCCCACGCTTTTACGCCAGCACAGGACAAGCCTTCAGAGATACGGGACATCGATGATCGGCCGCTTCGAAGAAGAAATGTCAGTGTCCATGGCGAGCGGAGAAACTTTGGATGGAGCGATCGGGAGAATCCACAAAACGTACAAGGGCGAATTCTGGCAGGCAGAACGGATTGGCAGAACGGAAGTTTCGTACGCAGTGAATAAATCCCACGCCGACGGCATCAAGGAAATCGCGAAAGAGGACCCAGCGGTCTACCAGCAGTGGGTGGAGTTCTGCGGGCCTGACGGCAAACCTTTGGATCCGCGCGTGGCCGTGGATTCGATCGCCATGAATGGCCAGCTGGCACTGCCGGGCGGCGACTTCACGATGCCGGCCGATGCTCCATGGCCGGACGCCAAGGGCAACACGAAGGTCGACGATTCGCTGGTCGGCAAGTCGTGGAAGGTCGCGCCCTGCCGTCCGAACGGGCGTGAGACGGTGCAGGTCTGGAAGAAAGAGTGGGGCGCTCCCGGCTGGCTCTACCAGGGCGGCAAGCGCCACTGGCTGGTGAAGTAGACGAGTGCCGGCTCGCGATGATAGGCTTGGGTCGATGTCGCAACCGTCTGACCTAGGAAGAATCCCCGTCAACGCCGGGCAGGCATTTTCGTTCGACCTCGTCTTGGGCGGACTTCTGACCGATCTCGCGTCGTTCACCGGCCTGGCGCTTACCGGGCAAATTCGCAAGGACGCCGACCCGAAGGGCTGGCCGGCGTTGGTCACACCCACGATCACGGTAGGCTCCCCAGTGGCTAACGACCCGACGGTATCCGTCACCGCGACCATCGCCGTGAGTGCCGACCAGATGAAGAAGATTCCGTCGTGTGAGCACGCGTTCCAAATGCCGACGAGCTATTGGCTTGACCTGGAAGGGGCCTACGGTGATGCGCCAACGGTGCCCGCGTTCCGACTGTTCGGGCGGATCGATGTCTACCAGGGTGGAACCGCGCCAGTATCGGGGTAAACCATGGCCAGCATCAAAACTATAACGGTCGAGCTGCCGCAGAAGATCCAGACGATACAGGTCCAGCTTGCCCCTCGTGGGGCCAAGGGCGATCCCGGAGATCCTGGATCTCCCGGAACGCCTGGCACACCAGGGCGAGATGGAACCGACGGATCTCCGGGCTCTCCCGGTGCAAAGGGCGACAAGGGCGACGCCGGTTCGATGCCGGCTATCTCAGGGACGGGCTGGGCGCACGTTACCGGCGGCGCGTGGGATGGAACCGCAAGGACGCCGACGGCAGACGAGGTCGGAGCGGACCATGCCGGAGCCGCCGCCGCAATCACCCTGGGCGGACTCGGTGGCGTTGCTTCTAACGGCGCCATAGCGCCCGCAACTGGCGCCACCAAGGTCAATGTCGATGCGAAGGGGCTCATCGTCGGCACGGGAAACGCCACCACAGACGACATTGCCGACTCGACGAACAAGCGCTACGTCACGGATGCCGAAAAAGCTCTGACCGACCGAATCCCGTTGGCGCTCTACACGGGCGTGATCGACGGGTGTGTTCTGTCGATCAACGCCTCAGACCACACGCAAATCGACATTTCTGCGGGCCACACACTCTACGTCGATACCAGCAACCCGAACAGCCCAGTCATCGAGACCCTTACGGTCGCCGCGGCCACGGTTACACCGATGGTCGGGGCTTCCGGGTTAGATACGCTGTTCAAGGTCTGGGCTGGAATTGCTAGGACCCAGCCAGGCGTCGGGACGTTGCAATTTTCCAACACGTTCTTCAGCGCGGCAGACCGCCGACGAATCTCGGTAATTGGCACGCCTTGGTCGACAGGGATTGGTAGCAACGTGATCGTCGCCGTCTCTAACTACCCATCACCTGCCTGGGGAGCCGAGAAGACGCTTGAAGATCTGTTCTATGCCCTGGGAGGTTCCATCAACGTCGATGGGAACTTCTTCACGTCCCACAGTGGTCAGCTCACCTTGGACAAGAGCGCGGGTCACGCCGTTCGACTGTATGGCGCCGCCTCAGTGAGCAAGGACAACCCTAACAACCCAAACGCCTACGCGGCGACTCCGGTTACGGCGTATCTCTATTGGGCGGCATCGGGAACCAGCTACGGCAATGCCCTGTCATCGACGATTGATCCTGAATATTACGACAATGCTGGAACGCGCACAGCGGTGCCCGATGGCAAATGGACAATTCAGCGTGTGTACTGGTTTCCCAGCACGGCGCCGATCCCCATCGTAGCTATCACGTATGGGCAAGCGTATTTCGACACACTAGACGAGGCGAAGGCGGCGTCTAACACGCAAGTGATTGCGTTCTCGGATTTGGCAACCAACGGCTTCTTCGGCGGAATACTTCGTTCTCGGATATACGTCCAGCAAGGCTCAGCCGATCTCTCTGGCGCGTACGTCGAGAATATGAGCCAGTTCGTGGCCGGCGGAGCAGGTAGCGGCGGCGGTACCGTCACGGACCACGCGGTACTTGCTCACCTCGACTTTGCTAGCTCTGGCCACACTGGATTTGCTCCGAGCAACTCGCCGACGTTCATCGGTACCATTACCCGCACGGGCACGGGGACGCCCGCCGTGTTGCCCGGTAACGCAATCGAGGCATACGATACCGTAGTCGGCGGCACGCTTCAGTCGAACGTGCAGAACTTATCCGCGGACGGTTCGTCAAGCACAGACCTCGTTGCCACGGCGGACACCGGCTCTGATGTCGACAAGTACATCGACCTTGGCAAGAATTCGTCGGGATACAACAACTCCAACTACGACAGCGGGGGACCACTCGATGGGTACCTGCTCGACATGGGAGGCAACCTAGCGATCATCACCGGAACCGCTGGGAAAGTGATCGGCTTCTACACGGGCGGAACGCGCGCGACTGATCTGCGGGCGACGATCAATGACAGCGGCCTCGTGGTGGTCGGTGCTCTTTCGGCAAGCAACCTGAGCGGAACCAACACGGGAGACCAGACCCTATCGGGACTCGGCGGCGTTCCAACATTAAGAACCATCAACGGGAAGGCCCTTTCGGGTAACGTCAGCCTGACCGCAAGTGACGTCGGAGCAGACCCGGCAGGCGCAGCCGCGGCCGTTACGCTTTCTGGACTCGGCGGTGTTGCAACGGCGCGCACGATCAATGGCTACGACCTTTCCCAAAACATTTCGTTGACCTATTCGGACGTTGGAGCAGACCCAGCGGGAGCAGCGTCGGCAATTACGCTCGGCGGACTTGGCGGTGTCGCGAAATCAATAACAATCAATGGCCATTCGCTTAGTGGAAACGTTACCGTTTCGCCGGCCGACATTTTCCCCGACTGCGTAGCTCTGTTTAGCTGAAGAGGACGACATGCTTCTAAACACACTTGGCCCCACAAGCCCAATCGACACAGTCAACTGCGCGAGCGTTGTCCTACAATTCACGGGTGCCGGATTGGGTGACGTGGCCGTCGAAGTTAGCGCCGACGCAACGGACGGCTCATGGCAGCGGGTTACGGTGCGCGAAGCCGGAGGTGGAACTAAAGAAATAGTAGAAGTAGATGGCATCTACACATTCTCAGCCTCTGCACGCTACTTCCGTCTGAACGTGCTTGACCTGGACGTCAACTGGACCGTCATCGCCCAGGGGCGTTCTGCTGCCGTAGACGCTGGGACGAATGTTCTCGACTTGGCGTCAGACGACAATTCGAACGTCAGGCTGAGCGTCCGCACCGACCTGAAGAAGGACTCGCTTGGGGCTATCGTGGCCTCCGACGCTCCCGGAGTCACCTACGGTAATGCCAACGTCACGGGCCAGCTGCTCATTGCGAACTTCGATACGATTGGTTACGCATCGGTCACGATGCAGCTGTTCGGGACGTGGACAGGAACAGTCAGTTGGTTCGCTTCGAACGATATGAACGCCGGATACGTTGCGGTCGCGGCTTGGTCCGTAGGTGGTGGCGGTGCCCCCGTCACGACGGCCACAGCTAACGGCATGTGGTCAATCCCCTGCACTGGTCGCTATCTACGCGTGATCTTTACGACCGCATCCTCTGGTGTGGTGCAAGTATCGCTGCTGCCTAGGCTAACCCCTGCGGTGCATGCGGATACCAGCATTGCCGTGTCCGCCAACACGAACCAAGTCGCCGGCACAGCGACGGTGACGGCAGGTGTTGCCGGACTTCAGGCAATCGGGGGAAACGTCGCCGCGGGCGTTGCTCCTACTGCCAACCCCGTTCCCGTCGGGGCCATCGACCCATCTGGTCTGACCCGCAGGGCGCTGTCGGACGCGACTGGCAGGCTATCCGTCGTAGGACAGCTCGCTTCCGTCATGACAGCACTAGGGGCCGCTGCCGCTCCAGTTGCCACATACGACGCGAAAATGGACAAGGACGGCATCGATCTCAACTATCTACTCGCCGGCATCCTCGTCGAGCTGCGAGTATTGACCTCGTACATTTTTGAACTTCCGCGAATGCTTAGCACTGTCCAGCCGAGTTGGGATTCTCCCGACGTACTTAGGGCGGACATAACACAGTCACCCTTGTAAGGAGATCACAAAATGGCAACGAATCAGGTACGCATCCGAACACTGTCCTCAGCTCCCCTCTCAAGCGCTTCTGTAATCGACCAGCAGGCGGGCCCCTACGGCGACGGCCTCGTCACTGAGTTTCATGGACGCCGATACGAGATGGCGCGGAACAAAATGCTCTTCCACTGCGCCAACCAAGCGGCCACAGTTACCACCGTCGGATTGGCCACGACGTACACGGGATTGTGCCTGAGCAACCCACTCGGAAGCGGCGTGAACTTGTCCGTGCTCGAAGTCGGGGCGGCGTTCCCAGTGGCCCCTGCGGCAGCTCTCGTGTACGGACTTATGGTCGGGTACAACGGTGCCACGAACGTCACTCACACCACTCCGGCGGCCCCAAAGTCCAACTACATCGGCGTCGCGCCGACGGCACTTGGTCTGGTCGACGTGTCCTGCACACTTCCTACCGCCCCGTGGGTTCAACGCGTTCTCGGCAAGGTGGACACCGGCGCCATCACCGTCGACACGCAGGCTGCGCCGATTCTGTTGCAGACAGAGGGATCCATCGTTCTCGCCCCCGGCGCGTACGTGGCCTTCTTCACCTCGACGGCATCCGCGGCGGCTGGCTTCTTGGCGCATTTCGAGTGGGAAGAGGTTCTCATCACCGCGTAACAGCCACAGTTAGGCTTTCGTCGAGCGACGACACCGAAGTTCGGAATGGGCGCCAAACCTGGCGCCTTTTTCTTTAGGTTGACATTTGTAGTGCGAACGCAGCCGCAACTGCGTGAAACCACTGACGGCGGCGTGGTCGCCATGTAAAGCGCGTCTGTCTAAAACCCATGTGATTCTCGGTAGATACGTTGACAAGATATTGTCTGTATGGCGGGATGGACGCACACGACCATGACCAGTCAGACAGATCCGCGCAAACTGAAGGCTTTGTTGAGAGACTCCCAGGCCGTCATTCCGGAAGCGGATGAAGACGACGAGGAGGCGACTGGTGCGGACGGTTCCGACGGGGCGGACGAAGAGGAAGATACCGACGACAAGGAAGAGGAAGACGGCGACGAGGGCGAGGCAGAAGGGCTGACTGTCGAGTCGCTGGCCGAGTCTTTCAAGCCGGCTGTCCCGACCATCAACGAAATCATCGACGAGTTCCGCCAGGGCACGGATGCGCAGCCCGAGGCGGGCATCGAGCAGCTCGAGGAAGAACTCGACCCCGAGCTCGTGCACTCGTTCGTCGCGTGGACGGACGACGTTGGCAAGCGCGACTTCCGCAAGCTCGGCGAGGCGCTTGAGCTCGAGGACGTCGATGGATTCGTCGGCTGGTGCCGCCAGGTCCACAAGATGGAGCTGGACAACGGCGACGAGGAATCCGAGGACGAGGACGAAGAGTCCGAGGATGAAGGCGAAGGCGGCGAGGGTGGGGACGAAGGCGGGGAAGAGTCCGACGCCGAAGACAGTGGCGAGGACGAGGGCGGCGAATAGCCATGCCCGACCGCCTGAAGAATAGCCTGCGCAAGTTCTCCCATCCCGTTGAGGGCATGGTCAACACGGACCTGTCGCAGAACCAGCCCGACATTGACCCGCGGTTCGGTGGCGAGCCCGAGCCGTACCCGGCCGAGCCTGCCAGCGGTATCGCGGTGAGCGGGCCGTCGCGCCTGTCGAAGATCACAGTCAAACACCAGGACGAGCTGGCCAAGACGCTGCCGCCCTACCCGCAACGTGAATTTCCGCTCACAGTGAAGGCGAGGAAGAGGCCATGAGCACAATTGGAAAAGACATGTCCCCCGGGCGACAGCGGGCACTTGAGACGTCTGGCTCGAACATCGAGGCGGACCATCAGTACATGGCGCCCGACGGTCACCCGGCCGGTCCCGGGGCTGCGGAAGATATGGCGGCGAAAGCCGTACCGCCGATCAGCGGCGACGCGACGGCACCCAAGGTGATGCGCCGGTCGCCGTTCTCGAAAAAGTAGCGGCGACAACAAGGAGATCACGATGTCCGAAGAGCGAATTCCAACTGACGAGTACGATCAGAAACACGGCACGCCGAAGGGCTACGAGCCGACCGAGACCGACACGGGTCCCGCCTCGGCTCCCGAGCACAGTCGGCCGTCGCCGATCAAGCCAAAGTCGGGTGGCGGCGTCGATTAGCCGGCGCCACGACAAGGTCAACAACCCACACGACGAGGATCACCGATGTCCAGCACTACGACTTCCACCACCACCCTTCGAGACAAGCTCAACAGCCCGACCCTTGGCAAAGAGGCGGATGCCATCCGAGAGGCTCCCCTAGGAGACCTTCTGTCGCTTCTGCTTGACGTGGCCAATCCGGGAACCAGTGTCCCGGCAACCACCGTCGGAGGGGCCGTTGCCAACACCGGCGTTCAGAGCCCTGCGAACGCCAGCTACACGCAGGCTGACCAGACGGCGCTTGCCACCTGCGCGCTCGCCCTCGTGGTGCAGATCAACCTGCTCCGCACTGACGTCCTCGCTCTCCGCGCTGCCATGGCGACCGCTCTCACGGGCGTCCTCGGCGGCATGACCGAGACCAGCGTCACGGTCACGAGCAACAAGGCGGTCCTCGCCCAGGCCCCGACCCAGAACGGTCTGTTCGTCGTCAACGGAACGACCGGCACCCACACGGGCGTCAAGCAGCTCGTGAGGGATCCGACCCAGACGCTGGCCACCGGCCAAGTGTATTGGGACGGCGGCGTGAACATCACGTTCGCGGCCATCGACGCCATCACGGTCTGTGACCTGATGTACTCGAAGAGCGACCTGACGCAAAAGGCGTCCGTTCTTATGCGGCTCGTTTCGCCCTAATCGGCGACTGCGATCCACGGAGGCCACTCAGTTCAATGTTCATAGTACGCGCCACATGCAGCCCCGGATGTACCGAGGAAGCCACTGTGGCGCTACAAATGACTCGGCAACTTGCGTACTCCAGCCCGTTGAAGTCGTCACTCGTGACGACGGCGACGATACAGCCGGAAGACCGCGACGAAGACGAGTAGAGCTCACAAGGAGCGAGTCATGGAACCAGCAATCAACGCACCAATTCCAAGCCCAAGTCAGCAGCCAGCAGCAGAACCCATTCCCCAGTTTCCCCAGTCGCAGCCACTTGTCCCAGCGAGCACACCCCCAGTCCAGGCATCAGGCGGAAAGAACGTAATGATCCCAGCAACTGCATTTCGAGAGAGATTGCAGGGCGCGAAGGCCACCGGACGCAAGGAGTACGAGGTGCAGCTCGATAAGGACGCCCAGGCTCTCGGCTACGCCAGCCACGCCGCCATGATGGAAATCTTGCGCAGTGGAGCAGGCCACCCGAGGCAGCAGCAACCCCAAGCCCGTCCGGCGAACCGACAGACCGTCGTCCAACCGAACAGGCAAGAGCCGAACCAGGATCCCCAGGTCATTCCGCCGAAGAACTCCAAAGACCGCAAGGCCTGGGATCGACAGCAGGCGAGGATCCGGGACCTCGAACGGCAGAACCGCCAAGCGCAAGAGGAGCGCGCCGCCGAGTCTGCTCGACGGAAGAAGGCCGAGCGCAGGGCGCAGGCAGCGGAAGCCAGGGCAAATCTGGAGCGCATCGCCGCGGGATGCGGCATCAAGCGAATCGGGCAGGCGATCTACCTGTTCGAGGAAGCGCACAGGGGAAAGTCAGTCGAGGAGCTAGGCCAGGTCGACGAAGCAAAATTCTTCGAAGGGCTTCGTCAAACGGATTCGTACCTGTTCGGGGAAATGGTTGTGCCGGCGACCACTGGCACCAGCGGCACCATTCCGGGTGCGCATGTTCCCCCGAGGCCATCGACCACATCAGTGGCCGCTGGCGAAGCAGCTCAAGTCGACACCATGAAGATGAGCGAAGAGGAGTTCGCATTGCACCAGCGCAAGCGTGGATTCCGAAGCGTCTCGTCGGGTGGATTGGGCTAAGGCAGTAAGCACGGGCGAGGAACTCGAACCCCCACGACGACAATAGAGAGAGAGGAAACAGATGGATTTCTCAGTCATTCAAGCAGACCCCCAAATTCGAGCCCTGGTTCAGGACAACTCGCTCGTTCGCCAATTCCGCGATCCCCTCATGCCGCGCAACCTGTTCCGCGGCGAGGCGGCGCCCGTGCATCAGCCGGGCAACGCCGGTGACAACTTCGTGTTCACGGGAGCCGGCCTCATGTCGCCGAGCCCGAACCCGCGCAACCCGAAGAACGAGCCCGCTCCCAAGGACTACCCCAAGGAGCAGTGGAGCATGCAGCTCCACGAATACTACGACCGATGCCCGGACACGCACATGCCGACGTCGATCGTGGCCATCGTCAACCTGCTTAACGAGAACCTCGCGGCTCTCGGCAAGAACGCAGGCCAGACGCTCGATCGCGCCGTCCGCAACCGTCTGTACAACGCCGGCCTGAGCGGACAGACCGTGGCGACCGCCAACGCTTCGAGCACCACCGTGGCGCTCGCCCGCCTGAACGGCTTCACGACTTCGCGTCGTCCCGACCTGTCCACCGGCAGCCCGGTGCAGTTCCAGACGGTCAGCAGCAACAACCCGCTCGTGATCCACTACCTGCACAGTGGCACCGTCTACACCACGACGGTGACGGGCTACACGCCCACGTTCTCGGGTGACGAAGTTGGCCCGGGCACGATCACCACGGCCGATGCCGTTACGATCACCGCTCGCGATCCCGTGTGGACCGACGATTCCAGCTACATCGTTCGCTCCGGCGGCGGCACCAGCATCGACGCTCTCACGAGCACCTCGACGAACGCGTTCACGTACGACCTCTATCGCCAGGCGATCGGTCGTCTCGAGGACATGAGCGTCCCGAAGTTCGCGGACGGGTACTACCACGTGCACATGAACAGCTACTCGAAAGCGCAGCTGTTCACGAGCGCCGAGCAGCGCCAGCTCCTCACCTCCCTTCCGGACCATTACTGGTTCAAGAAGTTCACGCTGGGCGAAGTGCTCGGCGGCATCATCTTCAACGACGTCCAGTGCCCGCGGAAGAACACCGTCATCGGTGGCGCCACGAACACGTACGTCGGCGGCGAGGGTGGCGAAATGTTCGGTGGCGAGACCATCAGCTCCGGCTCGGGCACCCTGGAAGTGCAGCGCCCGATCTTCGTCGGCGCCGAGGCGGTATTCGAGTACTACAACGACCTCAGCGGTCTCACGACCGAGGCGGGCGTGTGTGGTGTCGTCGGCGAGTTCCAGCCGGCGCAGCTCACCAACAACGGCGTCGAGATCAACGTGGACCGCGTGCAGGTCTACATCCGGGCGCCCGTGAACGTGAAGGGCGACATCGTGACGAGCATCTGGCGGTCCATCATGGACTGGCCGACACGCACCGATGCGACGACCGGTGACAGCGCGCGGTTCAAGCGGTCCGTTGTTGTCGAGCACGTCTAACCGCGCGCCTCAACATCATGAACAAATCGCGGGACAGCCGTCACACGACCGAGAAGAGCTCGGGCGGCTGTCTTGCGTCCAAGTTTTCCCCTCGTGGGAAATTGCCCTTCGGGGCATTCAATGGGCCTGGGCTTGTCTATGACAGCCGTAAACACAGACGTTCGTGTCGTTGTGTTCTGGCCCGCCTGCTCTGTGGTTGCACTTCGGTGCTTGCCCATACGAAAGAGCAGGTTCGCCGCACGCGCCTGATGGTCGCTGATACGTGTTGCGCCTGCTTGGTCAGTGGGTCTCCACGCCAGCTTTTAGATGGCGAGTTTGGACTGGCTTCGGCCTTGTCCAGATTGTTGTGTGGCATTCGAACGCTTGCGCGTTCATTTGACGGCTCGGATGTTAATCGTCCGTTGGTGACTTAGGTCATGACGTCCAATTCTCGCCTTACCAGTCCCCATCGTCGTGGGTTAAACGACGTATCTGGCAGCGCTGGAGTTGAACGTCCCGCCATCTTTTTGACCGACGAAAGGTAGGCTCTGATGAGCGTCCTCAGCGACAGAACAACCAAACAGCAAGAGAAGGCATCCGCGGCCAAGCCGGAGGTCACGACGATCGACTTGCCGGCGTTCACGGAGGCTTCGGTGGAAGAGGGGGGCGTGGCTTCGGTCGACGACCTCAAGGTCACGCCCGAGCAGTTCGCGGCCGAGAAGGCTGCGGCTGCCGCCAAGATGGCAAAGGCAAAGAAGCCTGCGGATCCTCCGGTGCCAGCGAAGAAGGAGACTGTCCCGGCGGTCAAGGCCGATGTCGCTCTCCGTGTTCGCGTGAAGCAGGACGCCGAGTTCTTAATGGGCACGGCGGTGTGCCGCTTCAAGGCCGGGCAGATCCTGAGCGCGAACCACTACATGCCTAACGCGTTCCGCGAGATCCTCTCGCAAGTCCACACGGAGCCCGTCACCGAGTAGCCAATGCTCTCAGAGCCCGAAAAGACCCGCATCCGATACCACCTTGGGTACCCGCAACTCGGGATGAGCCCATCGCTGTCTATCGGCGTGCCGATCGATACTCCAATGCTGACCTTGCTGCAGCGGACGTTCGAGCTCCTTTTGCCTCAAGCCGAAGACCTGGTTCGCATGTTGCTCAACCGATGCGACACCACGGACCAGGCGATCGTGGACGCGCAGATCCGCATGCAGGCCGCCAAGGTCGACGGGGTGGAGCTGCGCAAGGACGAGACGGACGCGCTCGAGCGCGAGTACATGCGCCAGGTTGGACGGCTGGCCGACACCCTAGGCGTCACCATTTATCCGTACTCCGAGCGGATCAAGTCGATGCCGTCGTCGGGCATGACCAACGTCGGAATGATCGGAATCTCCCGATGAGCATCCCCGTCGCAATCAATCACGTCGGCGTGCTGACGGCCACGGCCTGGACGAATTCGTTCGGCGCCAGCCCAGTGGACACCAGCTTTGCCGCGGTCTACGCCTCGCAGATCAACAACCAGCAGGACATCGTCGGCGCCACGAGCGTCCCGGTCACGCTGCAGCTCGGAAACGTTGGCAAGGTGCGGGTGCTCATCGCCAGGTGCACAGGCAACGGCGTTGTGCTGAAGCTCACCAGTGCCAAGGGTGCGGAGCAAGCTGTCCCGCTGAGCGGCGGCGGTATCGTTGTGCTCCATCTGCCTGTGCTGGGAGACGAGCTGACTGCCGTGAAGGTGACGGGGGACGGCTCGACGGTTTCGTACTTCATCGCGGGGGACTTGGCCTGATGCAACAGGACCGGACCACTCCGAGCCATGTCCCGGCCGAATCCACGGCCGCATCGGGCAGGCTGCATCCTCTGGCCCCAGGCCAGAAGACGCTCGGGGAAAGTCTCGGTCCCACGATTGACGTCATTCGCCAGATTGCCACGAGCCTCGGCCTGCGCCCGTACCGCGTCTTTCTCGTGCACTGGGAGTGGCCGCAGACCAAGGGCATCGGCGCGCCGGTTGAGATTTCGCGCCGGGAGATTATGCCCACCCCGAAGGTGGCCGATATGAGCGGCATGCCGTTCAGCTTGGCCGCAGTCGGAATGACCGAGATGGGCGGCGTGCGAGTCAGTCAGATCAGCCAGCGGTTCAGCGAGGACGACCTCATCGGTCGCACGCCTGACCTGCGCGACACTGTTCACCCGAAGACCAGCCGCGGAAACGTCGAGTTCTTCTACGAGATCGTCGAGGCCCGCCAGACGGTCCCCCCACCCAAGCCCAGGCGGTTCGTTCCCCAGGGCGTGCCGATGCTCAACCGCACCGGCATGGAGTGGCGGCTTTCTCTCACCCGCAGCGAGTACACCTACGACGGTGTGGTGGAGGCGGCGCGGTGATTCGCAGGGTGCACGTTCGTGACCTCGCCGGTTACATCGACAAGATGCCCAAGGAGCGCCACGCGGCGGCCGTGAAGCACGTGCGGCGCACCCTCAAGCAGCGCGGCCGAGTCATCGTACGGGAGGAGATCAACGCTACACCGAAGATCCCGGTGGACCGCGGCGAGTACCTGCGCTCGTGGCAGGTCGTCGACATTCCCGACGGCGTGCGCATCTTCTCGACGAGCCCCTACGCAAGCATCATCGAGCGCGGCCGGCGCCCTGGCTTCTGGAGCAACATCCAGGCGCTCATCGGATGGGTTCACAGGCACGGGCTCGTTAACCAATCATCGCTTGCGTCGACCGTTTCAAAGCGCCAGGGAAAATTCGACAATTTCCTTGTCTCGTCGATGTCGGATGCGAAACGAAGAGCGGCCCATAAGAAGATCGCCAAGTTCTCGCTGGAAGGCGCGGAACGCAGCATCGCCTTCGCCATCGCGGCAGCCATCAAGCGTCGCGGCTTGCCGGCCAAGCACGTGTTCGAGCGGGCCTCGAAACGCATCATCGAAGAGTGCCGGGACGCGTGCCGGTCTGCCTTCGCCAAACACGAGGACGTGGCCTGATGC